TCCGTTGTGATTGTTAGAAATTTATTGTCGTCTGATTGCTCAATTACATACGGGGCTTCGGCTGTTACTAATTTTACCGTTCGGTTTGGTAAAGTCGTTGGCAAAGTGCTTCCAATTACGAAAACTCCGCTAATAATCAGGAAATCGCCAACTTCCATATCGTTAAGGTAATTGACAGTTGTTCCTGATTGACTCCAATCAACGCCAACCTCTTGTGTAGAAGTACCATTGAACCTTACCGACATCACTTGTACGTTTTCTGGAACAATAAACGAAGTACTGTCTATATAATCAAATCTAGTGTCAGGATATACGGCAATTGAATTTATTTCAGGTTTGTTTTTAATAAAATCATCGGCTTCATCATCGGTCTGATTCCAATCGGCTTGCACGTTTACCTCAGCACCCTCTTGAATCCCTGATAGCTTAATTTTTTCCGAATTAGTAAAATTATTTTCGCTCAACCCTTGCCCCGTTACTTTATCAACTTTGGATGAGTAAAGCTCTGTGTTCATCGCTTGTTGCTTTATAAATGCATTTCGCAAATCATCTCCAAGCCCGTCGTTAGGGAACGAAACGTTAAAATTTTCTTGTGCCATTAGTGCAGTTGAATTAAATTAGTACGATTGTTATTTTCATTACTACACGCTTGTTTGTACTCGGGAATATTGACCGTTTTTATAAATTCAAAAAACATTCCCTCGTAACTTATTGCAACCGCTTCGTAATTTTTACCTAAAATAGCGTTTTCGTTTAATGTTAAGTTTGTCGAACCCTCAACGCCTACTTTATACGATCCGTTATTAGCTACTTTCGAAACTCCCAAAGATAAATATATTGAAATCGTGTGAAACGCCAACATATAGACTACATAGTCGTTGTAGATAGTTAGATACACGCCTGTTAAAGTTCCCGCTGTATAATCAGATACTATTTTATCGTATAAATCCGCACTTAAAACCCTTTTAACATTAGTGTTTTGAGCAATATTGATACTCGGTCTAATGCTATCAACATCAATGTTTCCGCTTGTTCCCGTGATGTCGGGAATATCGCTTGCTTTAATTAGTAACTTCTTCATTTATTGTGTCTGTTTTTGGTTTACCTAATAATTTAACCGCTGTGTCTCGTGAATATCCATATATAATATCAAGCATATTAATCGCACTTTCGTAGGTTGTCAATCCTTGAGCATAGCTTGCTTGTATTTCAAGTAATGCTTGAACCCCTCCGACACTTCCTTTTAACGAAGCTTGTGCTTCTAGTGTTTTATCGTCTAAAACAGATACATTTTCAGTTGATAAAGGTGTCATTTCGCTTGAAATCACTGTGTTTTCTTCTTCTGTTAATGTTTTTTCAGCTTCAAAATTTTTGAAATCGAGTACAATATCGGGATTTATAAGATTAAATACTTCTTGTAAACCTCTTAAAATAACCTCTCTAGCTGGGTTAATGTGTTTTCTGAATAACTCTTGTGTAGCTACTTCTCTTTCATCGGCATTATTTGAAAATCCGCCACCTTGGTTGCTTCCTGAAAACAAAATAGGCGGTGCTGAATGCGCTACGATTATCTTTCTTTCAGCTTCTTCTGAGTAAAATACATTTTGTTGGTTTAATTCGGGTGGCGAAATTCTATCTATAACCAAAGCTTCTTCCGCCCCCTCATTGAAAGAAACGAAAACTTTACCCTTATTAGACGTTCCTATTGTTTTTTCTCTAATTCTTTCAGCCTCTTTATTAGCTTCTTTTTTATCTAAAATCCTACCATTGTTGTAATTGAAAATAGTTACATCTTCAACTCCATTTTGAAAATGATGCAATGCTCCGTTGGCTAATTCTCCCTCGACTTTAGTCCACGGAATACCGCTAAAGTAATCAGGTACTGGGAAAAACGGCTTTGACGTTGGTCGTCTAATATAAAGTATTTCCAAGTTAGATTTTCTTTTACCGTCGAATTTTGGGTAAAATGCTGGTTTGTAACGCCACCTATTTAACCAATCCCAACTATACCAAAATCCGTCCACTTTCATATCGTCTTGAATATTAATTCCTAATTTTGAAATAGGTACATATTCAATTCTTGCGGGTTTGTCGCCTGCACTCCAAATTACTTGAGCTGAGCAACCACCGTAAGTTTTATAATCTTGACACATCAATTCAACGTCTGTTTGATTGATATATTTTCTTAAATCAATTCCATTCTTATCAATTAATCCCTCCCCGAAAATATACGAAACAAAAGCATTGATAATTGATGAATTGGTAGGGCTATCGTCGTAAGCATCTTCATATCTTTTGAAATTGATATTATCAACTCCATTCGTTATCCATTTCCTGCCTATAACGGGCTTAATGTCAATAGGTTGAAATGCGCTAAAAGCAACCGAACCGCTAAATGCGTGTACTTTATTCTGTGTAGAATTTGTTTCCATATTCAAAGTTTTGTATATCCGTGCCGTTTGCAAGTACTGTTAATTTTCCGTAATAAATAGGCGTGTTCGAATTTTTAATCACAAAAGAGTATTTATTTCTAATTGCAAAATCTACTTGAGGCGTTGGTATTGTTAAATAAATTCGTCCTAAATTTTCCGTCCAATTGCACGCTTCAATAATAAGTAAGTTGCTAATTTCATTTCGCAATTCTATAATTAAATCATCCGAAATTTGCGGGTAAATTAAAGGGACAAAAGAAAATGTATAAGGGTTTTCTGAAATTGTTTTCATTTTTTTTGTATAAAAAAAGCCAATTATAAAAACTGGCTTTTTGATTTTAAACACCTCCTTAATTAGACGTATGCCAATAGTGCAGAGGCATAGTCGGTTAATGCATCACCCGTTAAAATATAACCTCTTGAAAAATCAGGCTCCATTGTGTTGAGAGTAACAGTAAACCCGTTTAAGTCTGTCAAAGACCCACCAGTTTGATCATCGGCTGTAATTGCTAAAGCTCCTAACTGCGACCCACAAGCTCGAATAGAGCCGTCATTATGTTCTATAAAAAAAACAATTTCGCCTTTTAGAATTTCTTCTACGAGCTTAACGTTAACTAAATCAGCACCCTTTGGAACAGCTAATATAACGGGTAAATTCCCTGTTACCGAAGTACTACGAGTATCTCCTCCGCTTGTTCCGTTTTCAACGTAATTGGTTGCCGTATTCTTAACCTCTAATCGTGCCAAAGAACCAGCTCCAAATACATCGGCTAATTCAGTAACGCCTGTAACTGTTTTTATTATTGTGTTTTGCGAATCGTAAGCACCAACGGTAACGGCTTTAATTCCACCGAAACCAATACCGCACATTTTTCTACTCTTTGTAAAAGTTGCACATCCTGCCATATCTTTTTTATTTTAAAAGGGAGGTTTTACGCTCCCTTGTTAATATTATCCTACGTAAAGTACGTTGAACTTCTGATTTGCAACGTGCGCTCCGATTGTCATAATTGACTTAATGAACATATCCTCACGGTTGTTTGCAATCTTATCAACATTGATACTGTTGTTATCAGAAGCTAAATCAGTTACCCAGAAAATGTGAGATTTCAAAGCAACGATAACTACATTGTTTGGAACTGGTACAAATTCGATTAATAAGCCATTGAATCTAAACTCTGTGTTCGCATCGTTAATTTGGAACGGTCTGTTAAAATCAGAAACAACATTGTTTGCTGTTACCAACATTTGCTTTACATTTTTAGGCGCATAAATGATAGGTTGCTCTGCACCTGCTAATACCTCAGCTGGAATAGCTGCATAGATTTTATCAAATTCCGCCTTAATATTCGTTGGGGTTAAAACCGCTCCTGCAACTTTAATACGGCCGCCTAATGCTGGTGTTTGGGTTGCGTTGCTGTTGTTGTAAATCATTTTAGCAACCACTCCATCGACTTGCAAAGTGCCCGCTACTGGCGTCAAGCTTGCGATAAGTGTTTTTTCTGCAGCGCCTACTGAGCCTTGACCAGCACCCGATGTCAAAGCCGCTACTGCTGTTTGAGTAGTTGCTTTTACGCCCGACCAAAACAATTGTTCTAAAGCCAAACTCATTTTTTTAGCGTAAATTCCGCCAATTAAAATTCGTTCAAATTCGCTTGAACTTGTGTTATAAGCACCAGGAGCCATATCTCTTTTAAATCGAGAAAATCTCAAATTATCAGGGCAGAAAGTTTGGTAAAACATACCTTTATCAGGCGTTACCACCGTGTCAAATGCGCTTAATTCTCCCGCACTTGTTGGGTCACCGCAAGTAAATTGCTGAAGCGTTGCTGTTGCACTTGCTTCTGTGAAAATTGTTTCTGCTTTAACGTCGGTTTCGAACGTTACTAAACTTTTTGCGATTGTTTGATTTTCGAATAAAATCTCTTCGATAATCGGTTCGGCTGCTACGCCTCTAATATCTACTTTGTTGTAAACTATTGCCATTTTTTATTTTTTTTATTAGTTGTTTTTTTGTTAATCTTCTGTTTCTTCTTCTTCAATTTCTTCAACCACTTCAACTATTTTTGAAAGTTTGTTGTGGTGTTTTAATTCATTAGTAATGATACTAATTTGACTTTCTGAAAGTTCATCTTTTAAATAATCCTCAACGCTTACACCTACTGGAATAGCTGATAAGAAATCATCATAAGAGACACCATCATTAAAAGGATTTACAAAATTTGTATTTTCTGTTACTTGTATTTTTCTCTTTGCCATTTTATTAGTTATTTTGATGCTCTAAATTTTTCTAATGGGGTCATTTTTTCAAAATCCTTTTGCATTTCGATTTTGCTTGGTACATTTTGAATCGGCTCGCTCGCTGGGGTTTCATTTTTAAAAGTAATCAAATCAGCAATTGCTTTTTCTTTTTCCGCTTTCATCGTAACTAAATCAGTTTCCGATTTCACTTTGTCCGCTTCCATCATTGAAAGTTTTTCCTCAAGTAAAGCTACTTGTTCTTTCAATTTCTTGTTTTCCTCTTCGTAATCGGGGTCATCATCGTTTGTTGGCGGTTCTGTTGGGGGTGTCGCATTTTTCAAAGCTTCCTCCTCCGCCATTTTCAAAGCTATCGCATCTTCTTCGGCTTTGATTTCCTCGGGGGTCTTTTCGTCGGCGAATAAAGCTTTTTTGAAAGCTTCAAACGCCGTAAGAATTTTCTCTTTTGTCATTTCAATTATATTTGTTTGTTGTTCAAAAATTACGTTGCCCTCTACTGATAAGCCATCTAAATTACCTGTTTTAATTTCGTTCCAAACCTCGGGGTTGTCGATTTTAAAACCCATCACTAAACTACCTTTCGGAGCATCTAAGCCTAATAATTCCGCTCTATTATCATTGCCAACTATCCAACTCTCAAATGGGAATATACCCTCTGTGTTGAATGATTGATGATTTATATTCGTTCCTGAATTTGCGTTGGTTCTGAAATAATCTTGCTGAAACTTCTCGATAGTTTCGGCTGAATAAAATACGTTAGCTGGCTTCCCTTTTACGTCTTTACGAAATATTAATTTATTCGGAATCATTGCGACTGAATAAACTATTTTCTTTTCTTCGTTAGTAAAATGCAATACTTCGCTTGTTTCGTTGCTAAATTTTATCAACGTTTTTTCAATAGCTGGGTCTTTTACCAAGCTAACTTTGTGATTTTCTGTAAATTTAATCTCGTAAACGTCCATATTTTAAACAAAAAAAAGCCTGCTCGCTTTACGCAAG